TACAACACCAATCTTAGACTTCTTAATTTTCTTAGCTTCGTCACCGTGTGCAGTATAGGTGATAGTATTTGGCGTAAAAGAAACTTTATTTTTTGCAGCTTCAAACAGATGTTGTTCTTTTAATGTCTTAGTTTCTTCATGATGCATCACATCACCTTGATAAACACCAGTTTTAGGTGTTACTTTTGGTAGATGTTTGAGTGCATGTTTGAGTGTCTTGACTAGACCAGGAGCGTGGCCATGGTTCTTATCAATGTCTTTTTCAGAATAATTAATCTTTGGATTTTTATTGAAAGCAGATTTGGTTGCTACAAAGAACTTACCATTTTTAGGATGATGACCAAATACGATTGATGGAGAACCATCATATTTCATCGTTAGGTTGGTATTATTGTGGCCACCAGTCATGTGTTCATGAGCTTTCATTAAAGCGGCATGAGCATGTTCAAAACCGGCATGACCGTGCATCAAAGGTCTATCTTCAGCATGATGAATGTGCTTGAGTTCTGAACCCTTTTCGGTTTCTTCCGTTAGGAATGATTTAAATCTCAACATTGAATTTTCCTTCTGATTTGCAACACACTTTGGTTGCCGATTACTTATTTATACAACATCCAACCTTTCTGGCCGTAACTGTAGAAAGATTGGCTTAGATACATAGTCACCAAATTGTTGGCTTTATAAAAGCGTATCCAACATTCGTTTGGTGGTGTATTTTGGTTTAAAACCTAATTTTTTGATTTTTGAGATATCCAGAACCATATTCTTGGTTTGAACTTTTTTGTGGAAGTTGGCAACCTCGATAGTATTGAATTTTGAAGTTGATTTTGATTGTTTTTTAACATAATCTAATGCTTCACGGAGATACACTTTTTTACCATTGGCAACATTATAAATTTCACCAATCTTACCTTTGTTAATGATTAAATTGATGGCTTGCACAACATCATCAACATGAATGTAATCTCGATATAAATCGCCACCATCATACAACTCTATATCGTTGTTTTCTTTGATTTCATTAATTAAGTATTGCAAAGCATTCTTTTTCTTGGATACCTTTAGGTCACCTTTACCTACAACATTACCCAAACGCAGGATTCTCCATTTGACACCAAAAGTTTCACAATATGAAATTAGTAGTTGTTCTGCTGCTCTTTTGGTGATTGAATAAAATCCTTTAGGGTCACAATTTGAATTCTCTTTGGCAGGTAACTTCACATCACCATAAACGAACCAGGAACTGATAAAATTAAAAGTTACATTCTTGTCCTTACAGGATTCTAAAGTCTTAACCAAAGTTGTTAGGTTTGTTTCAATGTCTAAGTATGGATTGGTGTGGACATTATAGTTGTCCACCGTGGAGATAAAATATACCACCTCACTATCATCTTTTACAGTATAGTCATATTTGGCATTAATTACCACACCTTCTGTAAGTTCACGGTAACGGCTTCCCACGAAACCATTACCACCCAATACATTAATTAATCGTTCCACTTTTTACATACTTTCTCAATATAGTTTAGAATCTTTTCATTCCACAAAGGAGAACAGCCAACAAAAAACACATTACTCAATGCTTTATTTGAATTTGGATAATCTTTATAGTTATCCAAATGTTCATAACCAGGATGTAACAAAATATTTCCACTAAAGTAATTTCTGGTTTGAATTTTATTGGCTTCAAAATGAGCAACTAGTTTTTCTTTTACTTCTTGAGAATCACAATAGATTGGAACACCAAACCAAGATGGATCACCTTTAGGTAAAGAATTAATTACTTTTGCTTCTTTAATGTTATCTTCAATAAACTTTTGAACCGTATTCTTATACTCACGGCGTTTCTCATCAATATATTCAAACTTTTTCAATTGTTCAATACCAATTGCACCTTGTAGGTCCAAAGGTTTAAGATTGTAACCCATTGTAGAGAAAATATACTTGTGGTCAACAACACCATTATAGTTATTCAACCATTCATCAAAACGATTACCACAGGTACCACATTCTAGTAAATTATTAGAGCCGACACAATAACAATCACGGCCCCACCACGATACGGAGCGCATGATGTTGATTAGACCATCATCATTGGTACAGACCATACCACCTTCACCAGTTGAGATGTGGTGTGCAGGATAGAATGATGTAGACCAGCAATAGTAGTAATCAGTCAAGCCTTTACCATCATAGTTTGAACCAAGTGAATCACAATTATCACCAATCATTAAAATACCATGTTTGGTGCAAATGTCACGCAGCACATCCATGTCAGGAGGATTACCAAGAACGGGAGATACAAAGATGCCTTTGGTTCGTGGTGTAATCTTTTCTTCAATTTTAGTTAAATCAAAGTTGAGAGTATCTAATTCAATGTCAATGAATACTGCTTTTAATCCATTTTGAACAATTGGTGCAATCGTTGTTGGGAATCCTACAGGTGAAACAATAATCTCATCACCATTTTGCCATTTGAAAAAATGTTTCAATGCGGTAATCATTACAAGATTGGCAGAACTACCAGAGTTCACCATGTGTGAATTTTTCACACCAAACTTTTTACTGAACTTGTTTTGAAATTGTGCTACTTTTTCACCGGATGTAATCCATTTACCATTGACAAGCGTATCAATGGCAGCATACATTTCATTTTCATCCCAAAGTTGTCCAGAATATTGAACAAATTGACCTTCTTCATAATTATCATAATTTTTTGCATAATTTGGTCTATTCAAAGATAATGCTTTAATCATTTCTTGCGTATTCATAATTTAACTCCATAATGTTCGGCAATACCGTGTTTGCCATGAAAACCTAAACTCTTACCCAACCAACTTGAACCATAATCATATTCAATACTAAACCTATCAGCAATTTCTGCTGGAGCAAATTCAATACCATATTGATGTTTTAATACACTTCTATGTATCTTACAAATAATATTATCTTCTGGAATCCATTTTTCCATTGCATCATTTATAACATAATAAGAAGTATTATTTAAATAATCTGAATAATCGCTTGTTCGATTCTTTATTTTCATATCGATGAAAGCATCATATAATTTTCTAGACCTTAAACAGAATCCGCCATTACCAACCATGCCATCACCCCAACGAGCACCAATATAATCATACTTTAGAAACTCATCAGTCCAAGCTTCAGAATTAACAGCAAATCCATCAGCGTGAATAATAATATTATAATCCTCAATGCAAACTTCAGGACATAACTTTAAGGTAACATAACTGTAATCGTTATTATACTCTTTTATTTTTGGTATAATAACCCAAGTTACAGGTACACCAACATCTTCGGGAATATCAATATCAGAAAACCAATAAACTTTGGTAACTTTATCACCAAGAGTTTGAATGGTTCTTTTTAATGCTGTGATTGTTGGTGTGTAATATAGGGTATCAATACAAGTAATACTTATTGCCATGTTGTACCTTCAAAGTCCATCCAATATGTGGACATTTTTCCTTTACCTTCCATTAAATAAAATGGTAAGGTGTGAACCAAACCACGACTAGAGTTATAGTATATCAGGTCTTTAGGTGCTCTGTCAAGCGCCCACGCAAAGTGGCTAGTACCAGTATCACCACCAATGAAGATTTCGGCATCCATAATGTGGTTAAGATTCTCTATAATGTTGGTGCTATTAATCCATTCTTCACCATAGTATGTGGCATCTTTAGAACAAATAACTTTGATGTAATCTTTATATTCTTCGGTACTATATTTCTGGATAAGTTGCTGTAGTAATTGTCTAGGCCAATTACGGTATACATTATATGGTGCATCAAATAACGGAAAGATTACAATTTTCTTTTTCATTGACTTGTTATTTGGAATTTTTACTAAATCACCAGAAATATCTCTGAAGTCCCAAAGATTGACTCTACGCCAAGGTAATGATTCTTGTCCTTCAAATGCAGAAAAATAATCGGTTTGACTAATTAAAAAAGAATGAAAATCTTGAACACTTCTATCTGTGCTGGTTGCTTCTGCTCTAACATGAAAACGAATCTCCGGATTATTATTTGTTTTTCTCAGATGCTCAATAACATTACATACACCAACTAAATCACCCATGCGTAATGGACCACCAAAGGTACCAGATTCAATATTAATAATTGTAGGCATATAATGTATTTCCTTGCATTGATGCGAAATGATCCGGATCACTATCTTTTAGTTCCAACATTTCACGATAGGTGGAATAACCAAACACTTCTTCCATTCTTCCTTTTTCTCTTACAGATTCTAACCATGCTCTTTCTAAAGCAAATTCTGCACGATACACCTCATTTAATCCAAAAGTTTCTTTAAAGAATTGTATATCACTAAAAAAACACATTGTAGCCAAATCATATGGTGTTTGGAATGTAACTAATTTTTTATTTAAAGATTTATATTTTTCAATTAATTTTGGATAATCTAAATCTGGATGTTGGTCATAACACAATTTTAAAATGTTTTTGAAACCTTTACCTTCAAGTAGATTGATACCATTATGAATTGCTGTTAGTTCAGCAACACCGTGGTTTGGCCTCCGTGGAAGACCATTAATTTGCCAGCTGTTATCCGAATCATAGATGTAAGAGTGACAATAACCTTGTGTTTCTATATCTAAAATTGAGTGAGAGGACATACAAACATAATATCCAGATTGTTTAAGATATTTGGTTAATGTTTTTGCCATATGTTCTTTTCTTTTAACTGCGGCTTCATCACCGCAGCTATGAAATGATGGATCATTACCCCCAGTATAGGCAGTAATTAAAATTGCTGTATCGTTCATTTCAATAGGCCTTTTAAATCAGAAGCATGAACCAATTTACCTTTACGATTTAAATAAAAATGTTTTTCAAATACTTGATTAATATTTTTACCATTGTCCCAAGATACATCATTATCACCAACTCTATGTTCGGGTTTCCAATCTTCGGCTTTCCAAACACAATATAGTTCTTTATCAAGGAGATCGGCTAACATACCAACACCAGTAAAGTTTGTAATAAATGGCTTTGTTAAATTCTTAATGATATAAGCATTTTCTAACATAGGCCTATCAAAATCAATAAATTCATAATTGGTTAAGTGTGATAGTATATGAGTTTCTCTACGAGTATCGATTTCACCAACAGCCCACCTATCACCAACATAATAGGTATTTTTAACTTCAATATCAAAATTTGGAGTTTTAACAATGAAATCATCATCAACATTAAACTCCATTTTGTAATTATCTTTCATGTAGTTTTCATATCGACAAGTTTCAATTGGCCGATTTGGATCGCTCTTATCTTCTCTGCCTGGCCACGAACTCATTTTAATAATATCACCATATAAAAATACATCATCTTCAAAAAATACGGCAGTAAATAAATCTTGATACATCAAAAATTCTTTGATGCCTTTAAACTTACGCATTTCTTTTTTAATATACAG